TCTGGCTAACCCTGGCTGGACAACCGGTGACGGATTCATGATAAACCATCTGACATCGGTGAAGACCGTAACGGAAGGGCTTTCTCAGGCAACAGAGCAGCTTGCCGTTGAGCAGTCCCGTCTGGCACAGATGCAGGAAAAAGCGCAGTCCATTCAGGATGTGCTTGCCGGGCTGGAAGACCGTCGTGTGGCGTTAATTCGTCAGCAGGCGGCAGAGCAGAATAAGGTGTACCAGTCCATGCTGGTTATGAACGGTCAGCATACGGAATTCAACCGTCTGCTGGGGCTGGGGAATGAACTGCTTCAGCAGCGGCAGGGACTGGTGAATGTGCCGTTACGGCTGCCACAGGCCACCCTGGATGATAAACAGCAGAGTGCCCTGACAAAAACAGAGCGTGAGCTGGCCCTGTCCCGACTGAAGGGGGAGGAAAAAGAGCGTGCCCGGCTGGGGTATGCGGCGGATGACCTTGGTTTTGTGGGGGATTCATATCAGGAGGCACGACAGCGTTACATCAGTAATGCCCTGGAAGCCTGGCGTAATAACGAGGCGAATAAACCCAAATCCCGGGGCAGAAAATCAGAGACGGAAAAAGCAGAAGACAGTTTTTCCCGGCTGCTGAAGCAGCAGAAAGAGCAACTGGCACTGGCGGGGCAGAATACAGAGCTGGCGAAGCTGAAATACCAGACAGCGCAGGGCGAACTGAAAACCCTGACGGAGATACAGAAGCAGGAACTGCTGCGCAATGCTGCCCTGATTGACCAGCAAAAAATCCGGGAACAGTTGCAGTCCCGGGAGGAGACACTGAAGAATGAGAATGCGGCTGCGCGTGCGTCAAATGACGCTGAACTGCTGGGATACGGGCAGGGGGAACGAGCCAGGGAACGCATGCGGGAGTTGCAGCAGATCCGCGACAGTTTCCGCCAGAAGGATGCGGACCTTCAGTCTCAGTATCAGACCGGGGATATCAGTGAGAATTTTTACAGACAGGCACTGGTACAGAATGCGCAGTATCTGAGCGAACGCCTGAAAGACCAGGAAGCCTTTTATGCCCGGTCGGATGAACAACGTGCGGACTGGCAGAAAGGGCTGCAGGAGGGGCTCAGTAACTGGGTGGACAGTGCATCCGATTACGCCTCACAGGCAGCACAGCTGGCGACGGAGGGTATCTCAGGGATGGTGAATAACATCACGGAGATGCTGAACGGGAATAAAGTGGAATGGCGCAACTGGGCCTCATCCGTACTGCAGGAAATATCAAAAGTTCTTATGAATGCCGCGATTGTCAACGGAATTAAGACGGCGGCAAACGGTATGTCCGGTGCGGGAGGATTTATTGGCAGCATTGGTGACTGGCTGGGCGGTGCGGTGGCCAATGCAAAAGGCGGCGTGTATACCTCGGCAAACCTGAGCGCGTACAGCAACAGTATTGTGGATACGCCCACGTACTTTGCCTTTGCAAAAGGGGCCGGGCTGATGGGGGAAGCAGGACCTGAAGCCATAATGCCCCTGACCCGGGCGGCGGATGGCTCGCTGGGTGTACGCGCGGTGGGCAGTATGAACGGCAGTGCCGGTCTGGTGTATTCCCCGGTCTACCATATCGCCATTCAGAATGACGGGGCCAACGGTCAGATAGGGCCGGAGGCGGCAGGCAGCCTTGTTCAGCTGATTGACCAGCGGGTGCAGGCGGTGATGCTGTCCATGCGACGAGACGGAGGAATGCTGAGTGGCTGAGATAAAAACGCTGCATCTGGTCCCGCGTGAAGGGATGCAGGTGAGTGAGAAACCGTCGGTGGTGAGGGTCCGGTTTGGTGACGGTTATGAACAGCGCCGACCGACGGGACTGAATGCCCGACTGAAGACATTTCAGGCGGTGTTCCGGGTGACGGATGAGGCGACCCGGCGCTGGCTGGATGAATTTTTATCGTGGCATGGTGGTTACCGTGCCTTTTTGTGGAAACCCCCGAAACATAACCGGACGGTCAGGGTGGTGTGCCGGGAGTGGAGTATTACAGATAACGCCAGGTACAGTGATTTCAGTTGTATGATGGAACAGGTAATAAGATAAGTTTTTGAGAAAAAACCTAAAAGCATCGTTTATTAATTTGCTTGCTTGTTATTTTTGTTTTGTCTTGACATAAAGTGCTATCAAAGTTGTTTTTTTACATTTTGAAACAAAATAAAAATTGAACCCGTAATTTAATTTACAATATTTTGAGTTTTGTTCATGACATCTCTATGCATGAATAGTTCAGTTTAAATAAGGATTAAATCATGAAAAAAATGACAGTGGCACTTTCAGCTGTGGCAGCAGCTGTAATTTTTGCAGCGGGGGCGCAGGCTGCAGAAGTATACAATAAAGATGGCAATAAACTTGATGTGTATGGGCGTGCAACTGCACTCCATTATTTCTCCAGTGATAAGGGGGATGATGGAGATAAGACATACGCACGTCTGGGCTTTAAAGGTGAAACTCAGATTAATGACCAGTTGACTGGTTTTGGTCAGTGGGAATATCAGTTCTCTGGTAATAAAGCTGAATCAGAGGGTGCTGCGGGTAATAAAACCCGTCTTGCATTTGCAGGTCTGAAGTTTGGTGAGTTTGGCACCATTGATTATGGTCGTAACTATGGTATTGCGTACGATGTTGGTTCTTATACTGACGTATTACCAGAGTTTGGCGGTGATGGCTGGACCCAGACCGATAACTTCATGACAGCCCGTACTTCCGGGGTATTAACCTATCGTAATACAGATTTCTTTGGGCTTGTCGATGGCCTGAATTTTGCGGCACAGTACCAGGGTAAAAATGATCGGGGTGATCTCCGGAAAGCTAATGGTGATGGTCACGGTTTCTCAGCCAGTTATGAATATGAAGGTTTTGGTATCGTTGCCGCATATATTAATGCGGACCGAACCAATAATCAGGAAAAAGGTCTGAATGGTACTCTGACGATTGAACAAACTGATCCTTTAACCGGTAAAGTGACTGAAAAGCAGATCGTTGTTGATTCCGGTAGTGTTGCAAAAGGTAAACACGCTGAGATGTGGGGAGTCGGACTAAAATACGATGCTGACAACCTTTACCTGGCTACAACATATTCCGAAACTCAGAATCTGACGACCTTTGGTGATAAAGGAGTTGCAGATAAAGCGCAAAACTTTGAAGCGGTACTGCAGTATCAGTTTGATTTTGGTCTGCGCCCGTCCCTGGCCTACCTTCAGTCCCGCGGACAGGATGTTATGGTTGGTGGTGTGAACCATGGCGATCAGGATCTGGTTAAATATATTGATGTCGGAGCGACTTATTACTTTAACAAGAATATGTCCACCTATGTTGATTATAAAATTAACCTGATTGATGAAAGTGAATTTACCCGGAAAGCCGGTGTTGCGACAGATAATATCGTTGCTGTGGGTATGACTTATCAGTTCTGATTATTGCTGATAAGTTAATAAATACGGGCCGTCTGCCCTTACAGGCGGCCTGTATCAATGAAAACACAGTTTTCATTGGTCACTGCGATCAGCAATTGCCATCTGGTATGTGCTGATTTAACTTTCTGTTATTACCTTTATTGGTTTTATTTTAAATTGGACTTTTATTGTTCGGGGCGCGTCTGCGCCCCTTTTTTATGGGCGGATATATGCAGGATATTCACGAAGAAAGTCTGAACGAGTCGGTTAAATCAGAGCAGTCACCGCGGGTGGTGCTCTGGGAAATCGACCTGACGGTGCAGGGCGGTGAGCGGTATTTTTTCTGCAATGAGCTGAATGAAAAAGGGGAGCCGGTCACCTGGCAGGGGCGGCAATATCAGGCATACCCGATTGACGGTAGCGGTTTTGAGATGAGCGGGAAGGGCAGCAGTGCCAGACCGTTGCTGACGGTGTCCAATCTGTTCGGTCTGGTCACCGGGATGGCGGAGGATTTGCAGAGCCTGGTGGGGGCCACGGTGGTCCGCCGCCGGGTGTATGCCCGTTTTCTGGATGCGGTGAATTTCGTTGCGGGCAATCCGGAGGCGGACCCGGAGCAGGAGCTGAGTGACCGCTGGGTGGTGGAGCAGATGTCGGAGCTGACAGCCATGACGGCCTCGTTTGTGCTGGCCACACCGACCGAGACGGACGGGGCGCTGTTTCCCGGTCGTATCATGCTGGCGAACACCTGTATGTGGACCTACCGCTCTGATGAGTGTGGTTACACGGGCAGGGCTGTGGCGGATGAGTTCGATAAACCCACCACGGATATCCGTAAGGACAGATGCAGCAAGTGCATGCGCGGGTGTGAACTGCGCAGGAATGTCGGCAATTTTGGCGGTTTCCTTTCCATTAATAAACTTTCGCAGTAATGGATTATGCCCACCGTCAGGTGGGTTTTTTATAAGGAGTAATCATGATTTACCCATCAAACAACCCACCAGTTTGCCTGATTGGATGCCAGCCTTGCAGTTTTTATGGAATTAATTATGCCATGCTCAAGAGCCTTGTTAGCATCCAAAATGGTCGAGTCTGCTATCAGGGATGCCCACCTAATATGGGTTCCGATGTCGATATTGAACGTCTCAACGAAGCGATCAAGATCGTTATCGAGGCATTTCCCGTACTCTCTCAATCTGGCATGGTCGGCGGCTGGGGAGGCAAAGCACCATAATAGAGGATGTAACAGGAATCTTGATAATGGGTTTGCGAAACGTTCTGAGCCAGCCAGGAAAACGATATTAGCTATGGATTCAACATTGCTTATGTTGTGAGTTCTAACGGTAACAGGGAGTGACTTAAGAAAGTTATACGCAGTAAAGCCAGCGGCAGTTTCCCCTCCCTGACTTGATATATGGATATTTAATTCAGTTGCGCCTTGAGATAATGCGGTGAGACAGTGGTTCTGAAGTTGCCCAACAGTGGCAGTGTTAACGGGGCATAAGAAATGAATTGTGTGCAGCATTATTTTTCATCCTTACCATACATGGTCTTTAGCGTCTCAAGCAGCGCCTCTTTGAATTTGTCAGCTTCTTGCTGAGCAAATGACTCAACTGACTTTGGCGACCTATCTTCATCAATCGCGGCTTGCAAAATCATGACGATCTCGGAGTTAACAGAGCGACCATTTTTTGATGCTCTGACAGCAAGAGCCTCGCGTAAAGATTCAGGGATTCTTACCGTAGTTGGAGAAATTGACACACCTTTTGCCATATCACACCTTTGGTATTCAATTTGATAGCAAAGTGTATGCAAAAAAATTTTGACTAGATATACTCACTTTGCTATCTTTTGTATTCTAAAAGAGTTGTTTGTATGGAGGGTAACATGGAGAAAGAAATAAGTAAGATTTTGGTAAGGATGCCGCAGTCGTTAAAGGATGCTATAGGTAGCAGGGCAAAGGAAGAGTGCAGGTCGTTTAACTCAGAGGTTATCAAGCGCCTGATAGACAGTTTGAAGAGAGAGGGGGTAATGGTATGAGTAAAGAATGTTGTTTCTGCGGCATTAGCGAATCAGACGCTGATCAAACATACATTTACTCTAAAGAAACAGGTCGGATGCTGTGTAGTGACTGCGTGTTGGACATCATAAGATACAAGCATCTTGGATGTTCTGCCAGCATTAGCAATATAGGTGAAGTATATGAAGGGAAAGATATAACTGATAGAGCAGAAAGTTGAAGCCCCAACTGCGGGAACAGTCAGGGCTTCGGTTGTCAGTAAATCCGTGGAGAAAAACCAACATGAATAGTATAGCAATTTTAGAAGCAGTGAACACCTCTTACGTACCATTCAACGGTCAGCAAATTATCACCGCCATGGCTGCCGGAGTTGCATATGTTGCGATGAAGCCAATCGTTGAAAACCTCGGAATGAGCTGGGGTACTCAGCAACAAAAACTTATGAAACAACTAGATAAGTTCAACTGTATTCATATGAATATGGTTGCTGCTGATGGAAAGCTTCGTAAGCTACTCTGCCTTCCTTTGAAGAAGTTAAATGGATGGCTGTTCAGCATCAACCCCGAGAAAGTTCGTGCTGACATCCGCGATAAACTGATTCAGTACCAGGAAGAATGCTTTACTGTGCTGCATGACTACTGGACAAAGGGAAAGGCAGAAAATGCACGTAAGAAAACATCTGTTGATGACAGGACTCCGCTTCGTGATGCTGTAAATATGCTGGTCAGCAAAAAGCATCTAATGTACCCAGAAGCTTATGCAATGATTCATCAGCGTTTCAATGTGGAAAGTATTGAAGAGCTTGATGCATCTCAGATACCGCAAGCCGTAGAGTACATCCACAGGGTAGTGCTTGAAGGTGAGTTCATTGGCAAACAAGAGAAGAAAACCAACGAGCTTTCCGCAAAAGAAGCAAACAGCCTTGTATGGCTATGGGATTATGCCAACCGCTCACAGGCATTGTTCCGTGAGTTGTATCCCGCATTAAAACTGATTCAGTCTGGCTATTCCGGCATATGCCACGACTACGGCTATGAGTTCTCGTATACCATCGGGAGGGCGAGGGGCGTTTTAATTAATCACACGCGGGATATAGATATTTATGAGCCTGACGGGCCGACGAACCTTCTGGCATGGGAAAGGCTTAAGAACAAAGAGTTGCCGCCTTCACTGCATCACTACTAACAGATTACCAACGAAATGACCCAGCCTCGGCTGGGTTTTTTATCAGGAGTTCTCATGCTCTATAGCAATATATTGGCACATGCCCGGCGGTGTGCGCCTGCGGAGTCGTGCGGCTTCGTGGTGAGAACGCCGGAGGGGGAGCGGTATATCCCTTGTGTGAATATTTCCGCAGAGCCGGAGGCGTATTTTCGTATTGCGCCGGAAGACTGGCTGCGGGCAGAGATGCAGGGGGAGATTGTGGCACTGGTCCACAGTCATCCCGGTGGTCTGCCCTGGCTGAGCGAGGCTGACCGGCGGCTGCAGATAAAAAGCGCACTGCCCTGGTGGCTGGTCTGCCGGGGTGACATTCACAAATTCCGCTGTGTGCCACACCTGGCGGGACGGCGCTTTGAGCACGGGGTGACGGACTGTTACACGCTGTTCCGGGATGCTTATCATCTGGCGG